CCGGAGCGACATTATCAATCGATTACTTAGAGCGATGTAGCGATCGAACACCAACAACACAGGAAAACACATGAAATCATACTTTGTGATCAAGGGGTTAAAAGATGGAATCCCCGTTTACAAGTTTCAATTCCTGATAGGCATTAAAAGGAATTTCAAGGAATCGCAAGCGACGCGGGGGAGTCGAACCCACCTATCTAGTGGTTATGAGCCACTCGTGAACTCCAATTCACTGCCGTCGCACTGACATTATAACATAGAATATTTTTAATTGGTTAGGTATAATTAATTAAATTTCAACCGATAACAATATTTCTACTCTCAGAAAACCTTTCTAACACCCAACAGAAATTATGTTTATTAACCTCTTCCCCTACCTGTCGAGACAAAATTTTAAATAAATACCTGCTTTTGTCCCCTATATATCCCTCATCATAGCCGTGCTTTTCAGCAATTTCACTATACTTTTTACCTTCCAGTAACATTAAGATAATTTTCTTTTGCAAGTCGTCTAAGTGCTTTCTAGTCTCGGTAAACACCAAACTATCTACCAAATATAATTCACGTTTAATCATAGGTTGTCAATCAAACATCTTCAAAATCAACGGGGTATTCTTTACCAGATCTGAGTAAACTTAAAGCCAGTTCTTTGCTAAAATGAATCATTCATCCGCCCAATTAATTTAGGTTCAATTCCTATAGGTTTATTTGATAGCAACCCATCCAGCAAAATTCATCCATCGCCAAAAACAATCAACTTCAGTGAAACCAGATAGTTTTAGCATTCCTTCATTCCAATTAGCTGTTACAGGAACTAAAACACCCTCAAGACTTAAACGCTTTCTTTCTATCTCATAGACAGAGTAACCATTCTGGTGTTTTAAATTGTAGTATTGATTTGTTAATAGCGAGTCAATATCAGCAGATCCACCAATAACTTTTTCAACCAAGATAAAACACCCACCTTTTCGAGTTGAATCATAGATTTTTTTAAGTAATCCTAACCTGTATTCAATCGGAATAAATTGCAAGGTTAAAACCGACAAAGTGACAGATACGTTTTTAATGGTTAACCAATCTTTTCTCAAATCTAATTCATGTAATTCGACGCAATGATAGTTTTTGAACTTGTCTTTAGCTGCATTAATCATCGGTTCACTAACTTCTACCCCGTGATAGTGACAACCTACACCATAGGACTGAATTAAACGATCTATCTGTTCCCCTTTTGAGCATCCAATGTCAACCACATAACCAGAAGATTGTATGAACTCACAAGCAATGCTTGAAACAGCTTTTCGCATCACTTCATACTGTGGAATTGAACGAGCTAACATATCATCAAATATGTCTGTTACTGATTCGTCAAACTCCCATTTATCTTTAGATGGGACGTGATAAAATCTATTTGATTCTGTCATGGTTTTTCTAAGATTTCTAATTGAATTGTTTTAGCAATGTACATCATCATTACGGGAGGAACAGCCCTCCCTAATCGCTCCCATTGTTGGGCGTAAGTTCCTGTTAGGATAAAGTCGTCAGGAAAAGCACAAATTCTTTTTAACTCTTGAATTGAAAACCTTCGTTTTTCGGTGGGGGGAACCACAGAAGCGCAGGTATTATCACCGCCCCTTTGGGTAACGCATGGTGACGGTTTATCTAGGTGTGGCTTAGTCAGAGAAAGATATTTCTCTGACTTTTTACCTTGCTTTATTTTGTCCCATTCTCTACTAATTACATACTTTGAAATATCGGTTTCTGCTTCTACGTTCCACTTAACCCTACTATTTCCGCCTGAAATGGTTTTTGTTACCGTATTTGCAACACAAGAATCTGCCGATTTTTCTTCTAATTGTTTATCGATTCCTTTATTGTAATTATAAGTCGTTACCCAAGGCAAAGCATCCTTAACCGTGTATTGATAGCTCAACGGCTTAGGATGAGCGGGTTCTATCCCTAAATCCTCTCTCACTCCTATGAAAATAGTCCGTTGTCTCATTTGAGGAACGCCCAACCATTGAGCGTCTAGTACCTTGCATTTAACGTTATAACCGCATTCTTTGAGGGCTTTAAGGATTTCTAGGAAGTAGCCTTTAGCCGTTCCCTTGATTAATCCCGAAACGTTTTCAGCAACAAAAACTTTAGGTTGTGTTCCTTTGATTAATCGAGCATACTCAAAAAACAAATCATCCACTCGCTGCTTGGTATCTGAATATTGTTTAACCTTTCCCCAGCCAGCCTCCCGCTTTCCTGCCGTTGAAAATGCAGCGCAAGGAGGAGAGCCATCAAATATGTCTATTTCTCCTATTCTTAACCCTGTTGCTGTTAAGATATCTTCTGGTTTAATCTCTCTAATATCTCTCCTGTCAAGGATTGAATTTGGGTGATTTGCTTTGTATGAATCTTGAGCCGCAGGAATAAATTCATTAGCCCACAGAACCCGATAACCCGCCATCCGATAACCCAGGCATGAGCCACCAGTACCGCTAAAAGTCGAGACAACATTAAACCCATTCCAGGGGACTTCTTCTATCTCTTTCATTAGAGGAACGCGATAAATGGGCTTAGTATTCATTTATTTACCTCCAGACCATTTGTAACCACATTTAGGGCAACAATGTTCTGTTTCAATATCTTCCCCATATTCCTTAAAATCTTCTGGTGATTCTGGGTTTCCATTTTCCTTGGATTCACTATTGCCAAACCCTTCACCCTTACCCAACGACTCCAACAATTCATTCAATTTATCATCAGGGAAAAACTCAGATAGATCAACCTCAGAAGCCAACTCCTCCAATATTTCATAGTCCCATGTACTAAAATCAGAAGCCGTATTATCAGCGATCGCATACTGTTTCCATTGTTCCTCAGTCAATCCCCGACGCTTAACAGCAACTATCGTATTGCCATCAGCCTCAACGACTAAAACCTTTTCAATCCCTAACTGACCCGCTTCTTCATAAGTGCCATTGCCAGCCCTAATCACATCGTTTTCATCAATAACAATAGAACGAGCCGCCCCGAATTGTTCTAACGATTTCCTGATAACACTCGCTGATAATAGTGTTCTTTTCCGAGCATTATTCGGATCAGGGATTAATTTCGAGACATCGGTTTCAGTAATTTTAGGTTTAACCATAAATCAAGTTGTGAAGGGTGTTATAGCTATGCTAACTTAAAGATGTTGTTATTGCGGAAAATTGCGGAAAGGTTATTAAACCAGTTAAGTTAGAAGAAGTAAAAAAAGCGGTTTTAATTTTACTTGACAACCCCGAATTAAGTAATAGAGAGGTTGCCAGACGAGTTTGTGTAAATGAGAAAGCCATTAGAATATGGAGAAAGCAACCTATATGGCAGGAACTAACGGAAGAATTAAAAGCAGAGAGGGCAGAGGTAGCTAAAACAATGATTAAAGAAAATCGAGAGAAATATAAGCGGGAGCTTGAGGCAAGACAAAAGGAATTAGTGGCGATTTTAAGTGGATTGACAGCGATCGCAGCGCACTCAACGAACGTATCAGCCAAAGCCTACGGGCAAGCAAGTCAAAACCCCGATCCGACAAAAGCTTGCTCCAAGTTAACCAAGTCCGGTGTCCACATTCACGGACGGATGGCGGTTGACGCTGCAAAAGCTATCGTAACGTTACAGGAGCAACTGTATCAGATTGGGGTTGTATTTGATTATATTCAAGAGTTAGAGAAGGAAGAGGACGGGGAGTCTTAGCGATTATTGCAGACCATTTGAAATGCTTTCCCGTAGAGGTCTTGTTTTGGGGTTTCCCATCTTTCACTATTTGAGATGTCGTAGTCCACAACCTTAACAGATAAGCCTTGATCATTAAATCGTTCAACCTGACTTAAAACCTGAGAACGACTATTGCATCGAGCTATTATTTGCACCTTAATTGACCGAACTCCATTGGTTTCTTGAGGAGCCGTGAGATAAAGCTCATAAGCGACCACTGAATTATCGGAGCCACTTCTCATCACTTCGGGATTGAGTTGAAAAGTTAAATTATCCTGTCTCCCCAATTCAATCCATCCATATTGAGCGATCGCACTCACCGCACTCCCGACGATCAATAACCCACTAACTACGGGACAAAGTAACCATTTGTTGAATAACATTTTCTAACCTTGGTTCAACTTGTTTCTTGATCGATTCTCCCACTTTTTGATCGCCATTTACGGTAATTGGGATATTAATTACAGGAGCGATTGTTGTAGAAGTTTTCCCGACTCCAGTCTGTTGTAATGCACGTGACAAGTCCTGAGAAATAGACGGGGTAATACTTGGGGTCAATGCTGCGGGAAGCATTAAGGGTTCACGGGACTGAGGTAATCCTCCACCCCCACCGGACAAACCGCCTGTTAGCCTGTAAATCTCACTTCCTGCGGTTCCCGTAGCACCGGAGAAGTCTCCAGTATCCCCTCTAAGGCTTCGCATCTGTTCTTCTGTTGATAAACCACCAGGGAGTCGGTTACTGCCTTTTAAGCCTGATTCTCTTAGGGCTTGATTAGCTGTTGCTGATGAGCGACTGGTGAGATCAGAAACACTATCAACTCCAAAATTACTTAAAACATCTTCTCTAATTTCCTGTAATCGTTGTCGTTTTAATCCTGGATTAGCCGTGTTATTTGCCACATCCAATTGAGCGGATCTAATCATGCCTTTATTTCTAAAACCCAATTCCCGACGTTGAAGTTTGAATATCTCATCTTGATTTTCCTGTTGCCTTTGCAATAGTCTCAAATTTTGCTCTTGGTAGCCAACGTTCTCCCCTGCTATATCTGCTGCTGTTTGCAACTCCTCTAACTGTTCTGGAGTTGTTCTAGGATCTTTTTTTGCTACTTTAAGAGCATTATCAGCTTTTCTTTTTTCAATTTTCGCATCATTCAACGCCCTTCTAGCAGCTATTTTCTCCCGTTCAATCTCGATGGTTTTCATCTGTTGCTGCATGATTAAGGATTGCTCTTCAAACTGAACTTGCTGAAGGACTGACTTTAACTTAATTCCGGCTATTAATTCAGCCAATTGTTTCTTTTTCCGTTCAGATCGTTCCCCTTGAACTAAAGCATCTAATTCTCCTAGATAGAAGCTACTCGCTGCATCAAACACACCTTTTTGTGCGTCTTGGAGTTCTGAGCGCATTTGGAAGGCTTTGGTTAACCCTTCTAACCGCTTAGTTTGACTGTCTAACTCCTTATTTTGTCGCTTGATGCTGTTCTCATATTGTTGACTTTCTTTATTTAGTTTTGCTTCGTAAAGTTTGACATTGGCATCAATTAAAGATCCCTGAGCTTCAGTGAGTTCAAGTTGAATCTTAATTCGTTCGTTAACATCGGTTTCTAATGATAACCGCTCCTCAATCTTTTTAATAGATTGTTGAGCAACTTTTAGATCATATTCCTCTCTTAAAATCTTGCCTTTGTTCAACAGTCCTTTAAGACCAATTAATTCAATATTGTTAATCGCTTCCAAGTCAGCCATCCGTTTAGCTTTCTCGGCTTCTCTTAATGCTTTGACAGCTTCAAGTCGTTTCTTTTCTATCTCTACAATTCCCTTTTTATCGGTTGTGGCTTTTGCCTCTAATTCTATTAATTCAAGGTTGTCCTTAGCTTGTTGGAGTGCAATATCGTTCTGGGAGATTTTACCAGCTAAATAATCTCGACTCAGTTGGTTAAGTTCTTTAGTATTCTCTAATTCCGCTTCAGCTAATCCCAATTGTTTCCATGCTGCACGTTCAGACCCTAATGCCTTCTCGATCTCAAGTCGGAGGGATGCTTGATTATTGATGTCCTTTTCTCTACTTAGTTGAGTCTGCAAGTCCCGAACTTTGTCAGAGGCAGATTGAGCATCAGAAAGTTCTCGGAGGGCTTTTCCCCCGTTAATCTGTTTCTCAATACCTAATAATCGAGCGTTGTTTTCACGAGTGATTTCAGCTAACAAGAACTCAGTATGAGCGTCCCATGCAGCTTTTTCAGTCTTGAGAAACTCTAAACTTTGTTGTAATCCTTGTTGTCTTAACTTTCTAATTTCAGTTTGACGGTCGGCTTCTAATCGAGGATCGGATAAAGGCGATTGTGCCTTCATCTTATTAAGTTTTTCAATGGTTTTATTATATTCAACCTCAATTGTTTTCAGGCTTTCTCTGGTGTTTTCTTCCTCTATAGATGTCTGATCACCCCCATCTTGATTAAAGGCTTTTTGACGTTCAATTTGACGCTCTAATTCCGCTTCTTTGACTAAATCAACGGTTTTTTGGAGTTGTTTCTCAAGGGTAGAAAGCTCTTGATCATAGCCTTCCTTGATGATTTTCTGGCGTTGAACCTGTAGTTTTCCAATCTCGGCGTTAATCGCTTCCCGACCTTCCTTGTCATCCCCTGCTAACTTCCTTAACTTGTTTTGCTGTTGTCTAATTTGTTCATCTAATCCCTTAAGTTGCAACTGTGTTTTCTGAGCGTTAAAACGTTCCTCAGTTCCTAATCCCTGAGCTAAATATCCCTCGATAATTGATTGTTGTTCCTCAAAATTCTTAATTAATTCGGCGTTGCGTTTAGATCTTTCCTCTGCAACAGCTTTAGTAATGTCTGCCTCTATTTTCTTGATTTCCTCCCCTGCCTTCTCTGCTGCTTCTGTATTCCCAAAGGATTGTTGTTCAGACTGAATTTGTTGTTGTGCCGATTTCCGTTCTTCTAGCTCCTTAATGGTTAGTGCCGTGATTTGTTTTTCTGACTCAAATGCTCCCACCTCCCCATTTTTTTGTAAGGCTTCAACTTCGGCTTTTTGACGACCAATAACAGCTAGACGTTCTTCACTCTCGGACTGAATAACCTTTGTAATAGTCTCCTGAGCTTCGCGTTGGACTTCTTGATCTAATCTCGTATCATTAGCTAATTGGCGAAGTTTGGCAATTACATCTTTATCAATTGTTTGACCCATCTCCAATAGAGCCATGTTAAGCTCAATCACTTCTGAAGCTTTGGATTTAAAGATTTCCTGATCACCGGATGGCTTTAAAATTGCCTTCATTGCTTGATCGGCTTTTTTCTTTAATTGCTCTAGTGTTGACCCTAGTATGGGAAGATCTTTAGGTTCGATTTTGATGTCAGATGAGAACTCATTTAATGAGGTTTTTAACTTTTCTAATTCAGTAATCTGAGATTGAATATTGGCTTTATTGGCATCTCCTTTGACGGTTTTCTCCTGTTCTTTGAGAGCAGATATCTGATCTTCTATTAATCCAACCCTGAGTTTGGCTTGATTTTGGAGTTTTTGATTGTTTTTATATTCTTCATCGGTCAATCTAATCCCCAATTTCTCGGATTCCTGCTGTTTCTTTCTGGCTGCCGACAATTGTTGAATAGAATCAATTGCTAGATCTCCAAATTCTTCGGTTCTATCTGCTAAAACCTCCGTAGCCTCCGTAGAGTCTTCCAACGTCTTACTATAAAGGATTAACCCAATTCCCCCAACAACCGCAGCAACAGCCGTTAACGGGGCAAGTAGTGTGGCCGTAGAGATTAGCAGTCCTTTCATGGCTGTGGCTAATCCTCCAATTGTTAAGGTTCCAGCACTCGCAGCCGTTGACAACCCTACCAAAGAACTCGCGGCACTTCCGGCACTTACAGCCATCCCACTCAAACCCAGAGAACCCAAGACCCCAGAGAGGACGGTAAAGGCGGTTGTGGCACTCCCCACGACTCCCGCCAATTGAATCTTGACAAACGACAAGACGGCAGGGATTAATTGAGCGCGAAAGGCGATCGCTAAACCTCCGACAACAATAGTAGAAGTGATTAAAGCTGATTGCCAAGACCCGATCAAGATATTGACAACCTCACCCAATCCCCCAAATACACCCCCCAGGACTTCCATTAGTCCTTTGTTTTTGAGGATAAATTCATCAATTACCTTGAACGCGGCAAAAGCGACAACAGCAACTCCAATGCTTTTAAGAACATTGCTTAACGCTGCAACCGCAGCGGTGATCAAAGTCATGGCTCCGGGTATCTGTTGGAGGTTAGCAAATAACCGTGTTGCTCCCGTTGCGCTAAAAACAGAAGCCCCTCCTAAGTTAGTAAACGCTGCGGCTAAAATTCCTGCGTTCCCTGCTACCAGTGGCAATAATTGACCCACACCAGGAAGCAAAACATTCCCTAAGACTCCAAAGGCAGAGGTTAAAACTTTGACACCAAAAACCAAAGCTTTGGCTTGCAAGGCAATAACTAGGAAACCACTGGCAACAGGAGCGATCGCACTCGACAAAGCGGAGAACAAATTTAACGCTGGACGCAATACCGACATCGTAAAGGCAAGCCCTTCATTTAATGCCTCCAATGCGTTGGCTAGTGACGTAAACAGAAATAAAGGAACGTCTTTAAAGACCGTCGCTACATCCCCAAAAATAGTTTTAAGAATTGACTGAAAAGCCAGTCCAGCCCGGAGAATTTGATCAGTGACTTTTCCGGCTTCAGCAACAATTAATTCAGTATTAACATTTAAAAAATCATAGACTTCAGTTAATCCCTGAACCAAAGGAACTAGAAGTTTTTCCCCTGCTTTCTGCCCAATTAGATCAAAGACTTCCTGAATATTAGAAGTCACCCCGGCAAAGCTCTGGGATGCCAATTTGTTTCCTGCTCTAAACGGCTCTAATCGTTTAGTTAATTCACTAACAAGAGTCCCTTGAGCCTTCCACTTGTTAACCATATCGTTGTTAATACTTAACGACTTGGCTAAAACGGAGTTCTGATCAATGTTCCCTTGGAATATAGATTGAATTTCCTGTTGACTTTGATACAGAGGGACTTGAAGGGTTCCTAATGCTGCGGCAAAGGATAATGTCAGTCCCCTTGCATCGGTCAAACTAGCTCCAATCGGGGTAATACCGGAAGCTACCTGCTGAAAGACCGGAACCAATTCCTTGGAAGTCACCCCGACTAACTCTAGGGATTCTTGCTTTAGTTGTCTAATTTGGTCGTTTAACGGTTGATTCAGGGAGAGGATAGCCTGTTGTGCGTCCTTAATCTCAAAGCCATTGCTGATAATTTTTGAGGTTCCAACCAACGTGGCTGCGGTGGAAAGCAATTGATCTTGAAGTTCAATAGTCTGACCAATTAGTAGCTGAAAAGGGCCGTTAGAAACCAACCCTTGAAGGGCTGACATCCCCTGACCAAAGAAACCGATTGTAGATGTTGTTTCTACAATTGCCCCGGTGATTTCCCCAAAGGATTCTTGAAATAGCTCAAAGATTTGAAGCGGTTGCCGAAGCCCTAATAAACTCCCCCCAAGTTCGCCTATAGCATCCTCAAGAGACTGAATAACATCCGTTGCGCTGTCATTAGCTGAAATTGTAATTTCTACTCCATCAAAACCTGCCATATCAAAACCTCTTGATTTGCTATTATGAAATCAAGAGGATTATCTTCTTTATTAGTCATATTTTTATTTTAACCAAAA